ATAAATACCGAATTGACCAGATGATGTCAGAGGGGCGCTCAATGGCACTGAGAGGTGTGCAAATTCAGTGCAGGCCGTTTCATTAGTACAAATGGTAGGAATACCACAAGCAATAGATTGAAAAGGAGACATCCCCCAACCTTCGCCCTTTGTTGGGTACACAAAGCAATCAACCGAGTTTATTAAATCAGCCAAATCTTCTTCACTTAAGTAATCTTCTATTACTTTAATTTGCTCATTCTTACCCAAAGCATTATCGCCATTAACAAAGTATCTAGCGTCAGGAGTTCCTCTACTTTTTAAAATTAACTTGTATCTATCATTATTTTTAAACAATTTTAAAAATGCATCTACAACAAGCTGGGTATTCTTCCTAGTAGACGGGCTACCAATGTGTAGGAACGTGAAGTCGTTATTCTTTTTCTTACGATTTGGATAAAAAATATTAGTATCAACGCCAAGATTAAAAGCAAACACTGGCACTACAACCCCGCTATTTATAAAACAGTTCTTAGCCCAGGCTGATGTTGTCCATATTTCATCACATTTATTCATTTCAACTACCCATTCAGGTGGCAGCATAGTTGTTTCCCAATAAGTGAAACCAACAACATAATCGCCATTATAACTATAATCACATGGCAAACAATTGTTTATTAGAATTGAAGAGCGGTCAGGTTCTGGTATGAACTGTATACCAGAATTAATATTTACAGATATACTTTTAACATTATGATCAGAAACACAAATATCCTCAAGACCAACGACTTTTACGTCTTTTAGTCTTGAGGATATATTGTCAGATGCATACGTATAACCGTCAGCTAGATTGCTCGCTAATTTTCTCCAGTAAATCATCTTTATTTTCAACAACCTTATAAAGCTTAATAGAACCTAAATCAGAAATTAAAATATCTGACTCTTCTACTTTTTCAATCTCTATTGACATTATACCCCCTTTCCTGACTAATATTTTAATAAAAACTATTTTTCAATGGAAAATGCAATAGGTATTTTAGAATCTTTTGACTCTTTCTTCAAAACATCTAGAGGGTACCCATGATTTTTAGTGAATTCAACTCTATAGTTAAACCAGCCAATGATGCCATTCCAGAATTTATCATCGGTTGAGTCTCTTAATTCCATTAATTCTTCATCTGTGAGCAGGAAACTAAGGACACCTAAAGGCATATATACTGTCAGGTTATAATTCTGATCTTTATCAGAAGCATACTGCTTCAATAAACTCTGGTAGTCTTCAACAATTCTTTTCACTGCTGGACCACCATAATGATCAAGAGAACCATTTTCGTTTCTAATCCTTGGGCAATAGTCATCAACATTAGTTATTGTGCCAAACGATCTACAAACCAGTGGTCTAAACCCATAGATGGTACAACCACCTTTATAGAAAGCACAATGTCTTTTAGTTTCACCACCAGGCTTATAGGTCTCATCATGCATCGCATCTTTTAACGCGTCTATGACAGACATAATCCACTTATCTGCTTCATCTTCGCCAGAGTTTTCCATTTTTAAATAATATTCTTGACGAATATGAAAGGCAATACTGGCGCATTCCATCATTGGAATTGTTAAGCCAATCTTGCAGCAACCACCAGAGCCAAGACATTTGGATTCAGTAGCATTCTGCTTTGCTTCTAGAACCCTGATTTGATTATAGATCATATCTAGGTGAGCAAAAGTTGTAATGTCTTTAATACTTACATTTCTTCTCATTTAAATTTACCTTTCTTTTTCAAAGCATTAGCTTTCTGCATTTCTCTTCTTTTTCTTTCAACTAACTCTTGCATAGGAGATTTAGGTCGACGATTAGACGTACTTTTAAGATTACGACCCTTGCCTCTATACTTCAATAAATCATACTTTTTGACCCAGTTATATAAAGCTTGAGGACTTAACTCAACATTATAATTCTTTTGCAACAACTTACAAATATCTGTAAGATTCATACGCCTTTTAACGTACATTTCGTATAAAAATTCTTTATCTTTATAAGGTTCTAAAGCCATTAGATACTCCATACCATAAACCGATACCAATGGCATCAGTAATGTCACTATCTACAACAGTCGTATCAAAATCTGGGAATACGTTATTCAATATTGTTCTGACGCGCTGTTTTCTTTCATCAGATAATCTTTTTTGTATTCCTTTTTCACCGTACTTATCCTTCAAGTCTTTAGTGTCTTTCTTTGTAAGGTTTTTATAGCCGATACCTGACTTCCATTTTAAAGGATTAACGTCTTGAACTATCTTACAGTAGTCATCCAACTCACCCCATGTAAAACCAATTATATAAGACAAAATACGGCTTGCTTGAAAGTTTTGTATAAAAATAGATTGCTCAATAACTGCTACATCAGGCTTATACTTGTCACAAATCAAAGGCATTTCTTTTTTAATTTTAGAAAATTTGTTAGAAATCTCAGGGATAAGAGAGTAATCAATCTTACCGCAAGCAACTATTGTTATACCTTTCTTATTCATATCAAGAACAGCCCAGGCTAAAGAGTGAGAAGCTGGGTCTAAAGAGATAACACGACATGACTTCATTGTGGACAGCATTGAGGAAACAGTCATAACATCTCTTTCCTAATTTTTTGCTCATCCCAACCCCAAGAAACAAGTCGTGCAATATATCTTTCAGTTTTACACCTTTCGCATATTTTTTCTTTGTTATATCTTGACAAGATTGTTGAACAATCTTCAGTAATGCAAATTCTTTTCTTAGTTTTATTTGATTTATCAGTATAATACTTTTCAAGCAGCTTCCTATTAGTAACTACTTTTCTACACTCTGATGAACAATAAATGCCGTTGTAAGTCTTGGGGACAAAACTTACAAGGCATTCATCATTAGCACAAAAAATCTCTTTAAAAAGGTTCGTGCTCTTCTTTCTTGCTTCCATTCGTACCTGACCAGCATTGAGAATACAGATCGCATGAACCACAATTTTTAGATGTCATTTTGTATGGTTGATCAGGGATCGTATTCTCTGTGAAGTTTTTATAAAACTTCCTGTATTTCGTAAATAATTTGTCAATAAAAGCATCATCTCTATCAATCAAGATTGGTAGAATTTGTTGATTATTTTTATTTTCATAAATAACAAAAGCTTGTGGTAGATCTAGGCAGCGCATATAGATTTGTGCTTGCCTAACATGATCATCCTTTGGCTTCTTATAAATTCTCCTATATTCAAAACCTTCCATTGAGATTGACTTTATCTCAATAAGCTTTCGCCCGTAGAAGTCAATTATACCATCAGCAGTGCCTTCAATGGGCGGATCATCATAAGTTACTGGAATTTCCTCTCCAACAAGAATACCCATATGATTCAAGTAACTATAAATACGTTCGTGAACTTTATGTCCGTTATCAAAAATACGATAAGTTTGTGGATTAAATGATGTTTCAACTTCTACACCATTAAACAAGTAATACCAATATCTTGCACATTGATTTGTATAACTAGGGTGAAATCCACCAACTTTCTTTGTTTTCATTTCATTTCTATCAAGAAATGATGCATCAATCTTTTCAATTAATTCATGCTCAAGATCAGCAGATGATTTTTCAATACTTTCTTCTCTAGGAATTGACTCTTCTTTTGGTGCTTTTAAGGCCTTAAGTGCTTTCATTAGTTATTTCCTTTTCCAATTATTTTAAGCACGTTGATATTTTCAACCAATGCCTCATACATAGTCTTCCAAATATCATTGACAAACTTATCCTGTTCACCCATAATACTTGACTTGCGCTTATAAACCTGAGATTTAACAATCATCATGGTTCTATACCCGGCAAGAACATTGGCATACTTCAAAGCCTGTGCTCCAACGTAGAAATCTGGGTTTTCAATAATGTCTTGAACAATTCTCATAGACTCTAAGAATTCTTCAGCTTTATCGCCCATCTGTTCGGCTAACCAGTCTGGGTTTACAATTATATCTGCCATAATACTCCTTTATATAGTATCACTATTAGTAACAATATTTATTTAATTCATTAGCAATCCACTCAACAACTGGCACAGCAACAGCATTACCAATCATTTTATAACGATTAGTATTGCTAATCTCTTTACCGTTGTCGGCAAATCTTGTATGGTCATCGGGGAACCCCATTAAACGCTCACATTCAACAGGCGTAAGCCTTCTTAGAATCAATTCTGGTGTGCATACAGCATGCATTGATACTGTGTCTAATGTATATGAAGGGTCATTTGGTTCACCAAACCCTTTCCCTGCTGGTCCAGCAGAGTCTGAGCGACCAATGATCGTGCCCTGAATGGGGATAGCAGTTGCTGGCTCAGCAATCAAAGGAACTTGATTACCGCCAGTGCCCATTCTGCTCATCAATGTAGGAACAATACCATCATCATAAACACGAACATCATTAACTCTTGTTCCATCAACAATCAGAACAGTTGAACGCGATTCACTATTGTTATCAAAAGCGTTCAAAGTTGGGCTAACGTCTTCTTGTCGCCAGACTTCTGGCGGTAAATTACCGTCAGCATCTCTTGCACCTGAACGAATAACTTTTACAAAAGATTCAATAGTATGCATGACAAAGTTTTCATCAGGTCTCTTATGACTAGTAGCCCTAAATGTTGAACCACCTTCTTGGTAATTACCAAAGCCAGTCTTACCATAAAGGATAGGCTGCGCTACAGAGTTACCACCACTTTCAACACGCATTGTTGGGAACACTTCTTCTGATACTTGTGGATCTATTCCGTTTTTGTGATTGAATCCGTATGTTGGTCCGCTAACTTTATCAGAGCCTGATAGAGCATGGGTGGAAGCTTGTTTCCTCTTCTTTCGGCTCTTCTTAAGATTCCCGTCGCTGTCTTGGGGGACAGGTAGTATTTGTGTTCCACATCTTCCAACGATTGTAGGACAGAAACTAGCAACAAGGAACAATCTTCTCCTTCTGTGTGGGACTCCAAACCATTGTGCATCCAAGATGTGCCATTCAATTGCCAATGCCCCGATGTTTGCCATTTCGTCAATGACTGCTGCGAAGTCTTCTCCTTTATTACTTGTGAGGGCACCTGGTACGTTTTCCCAGATTGCGATTTTTGGGTATTCATTTCCTGTTGCATTTCTCATCTCCTTGATGATTCTAGTTGCTTCATAAAACATTGAGGATCTATCCCCATCAAGACCAGCGCGCTTACCAGCAACTGACAAATCCTGACACGGTGAACCAAAGGTAATCAAACTGACTGGCTTAATCTTTGAGCCATCAACATCTTCAACATTAAAATACTTATCTGAATCTGGCCAATGCTTATTCAATACAGATTGACACTTACTATCCCACTCTACTTGCCAACTGTTTTCCCAGCCAGCATTTTGAAAACCAAGATCAAAACCTCCGACCCCAGCAAACAAACTTCCAAATGTTAATTCCATGTTATGTCCAATCGTCGTTTTCTATTTCTTGATAAACTTTATACATTAAATACATTGATGCAAATGTTGAACCAAAAAAAATGACTCCAATTGCAATAATTACTTTACTCATACGTTGTCCCTTCTATAAGGTCGTTAAAAACATCCCAGTCAATGATAGCAACCTTGATATCCGAATCCTCACCAAGAACAACAGAAATACACGGATATTTATAATTGGATCTCCATGCATCTTTACGCATCTTTATCCAAGCTTCCCTAGACAAAGTGAACGTAGAAGCATTGTGCTTATAATCAAGAACAAAACTGTGATAGGTAGCATCACCTTTTTTCAAGCCTCTGCCAGAGTTCTTAACCGCTTTAGCCTTATCACGCTTGATTTCTTGCTTTTCATCTCTTTTCATCAAGACCACCTCCTACAGTTGGCATAGCAGAGTGTAGCAGAGTTGAAGACATCACTTGCCTACATTTGAAGATAGCAAAAATTTATTTTCTAAATCCCAAATAATTTGTTCTGTCGGCTTCTGAAAAATAGGTTGAGAAAGTAACGATTTATACATTTCCTCTGGAACACGGTGAATTGGATCATCTTTTGTAAAATTTATTCCATTATGCAATGAATAACTTCCATTACCCGTATACATTACATAAAAGCTTTTTTTGTGATCTAATTCTTTAAATGATTTAATACCGACTCTTTTTACTAAATTATTTAACATGTAGTCGGCTCTAGTTTGCCAATTATATTCTTGATAAATCAATGGCGCTTGTTTATAATAAAAATCGCATTGAAATGAAAAGTTATTATATGCATTCAACATTAGATGCATTAAAGATTCAAAATCTGCTAAAACAACTTCACCTTCAAAATAACCAGAGTATGATGTTGGACCAATAGTAGAATCAATAATATTATCTTTAAAGTATTTATCATAAGAACACCATCTACTTGTAGAAATAACTGGCATACCAGTAGCAAGAGCCTGAAGTGGAATAAATCCAAATCCTTCACCTTCAGACGGATAAAGAAGAACATCATGGTCATTAAATAACTGAATCATTTCATCTTCAGATAAAGTTTTAAATATCTTGTTAATGTTAGTAAACAAAGACGAAATACCATTATCACCAGAGAACTGATCGGTATGATACTTCAAAGTTAATTCAACATCGTTATTGTTACCAAAAAGACTAATAAAAGCTTTTTCAACAAGATCAGCCCTTTTTCTTGGAGAACCAGAATCAACATGAAGAAACCTAATCTTACTCCCTTGGCCTCTTTTAAATGGCTTCCATTTATCATCAATTCCATGTTCAAATACAAAAGTTGGTGTTTTAACTCCAGAGTTGCCAACAGCATCTGCTGCAAATTGATTACCTACCCATATTTCATCAACTTCATTCATTGAATCAATCCAATGAGACCACACTCTAGTTGTTTCTAAGTGAGTGCCATAAATCTTGTATTGATGATCATAAAATTTATTGAAACTTGGATCACGAAAACTAGTCATAGTTTTTAGGTTGTACCACTCTGGTTCCATATAAAACATTTGTATTTGTGATGATGGAGAATTTTGTACAACTTTTAATTTATTATTTTTGTATTGGAAGTTACTAAAATGCTCACAGATTTTGTAATAGCCATAAGAGTAGCCAAAAATGCCATTAGCATCTTTAATATGTTGATCTGTATGCATTGAAAAAATCATTACGACTCCATCAGGATTTTTTTGATCTCTTCTCTTTCAACATCGCTTAGATCAATAGATGACATACCATTCCACTTATTCTCGCCATAGGCATACCAAGCACCACGACGCTGAATAATATTGGCTTCAATTGCCATGTCAATAAGTTCACGTTCTGTATCAATCATACCCTTATCGGGAAGAACATAATAATAACCAGTTGTTCCAATAGTAGGAAGCTGCTTAGTTTTCTCAATTGTCCAAGTAGCGCGCTGACTAGTGATACGACTTGAGTCATCTCTCTCCATTTCCTTTTGTGACATGGAAAGAAATAGTTTAACAATGTTATGCATATTATGATGAACAGTATTACCCATCTTTGCTTTAGTTACAGCAAACATTCCGCTTAAATCAACAGTTTGATGAGCGACAAACAACATAATGTTTTTTTCTTTATGAAGGTGATTAACCAGCTTTTGCAAAAAGTAGCCTTGTGATCGTGCTTGTAATCCTAATGCTTTACCACCGTCAGGCTTATCATAAAATTCTTCCTTAATAATATTAGAAAGACTATCAAATAAGAAGATGTGCTTTTCGTCAGGATGATTTAAATATGGCACAAGGCTCTTGAGGATATCTTCAACAATAGTTGATTGAATCACAACAACATCATCAATATCAATTCCACACTTCTGAGCATAGACATCAGAGTAAGAATACTCTGAATCAATGATCACAGGTCGATAGCCCATCTTTTGTGCTTGAGAAATAATTCTAAAACACATAGTTGTTTTACCAACCGATGGCGTACCCCAAAACAAATGAGTTGCCCCAGAGTTAAGTCCACCACCTAAAGCTCTATTTAATGCAAGACTAGGTGTCGGAATAACTTCATGTTCAGGCATCTTGTCGCCTTTACGCTTATCTATGAATAACATTATTTAACCATCCCTGTGAAGATCATACGACCAGTTTTTAATTGCTTTTCTGTAATATTCTTGTAACCAATATCTTTCATAATTCCCTTAACTGCTAGAGCGTTCGGTCCCCAATAATTTGTACTATCAGAATTCAATTCATCATAAACATAATAACGAGCAGCTGGATATGGAAGATCTAAAAGATCTACGTGTGTTTCAATGACAACAAGGTCATTAGACATATCAAAAGCTTTTTGCAAGTAACCAATAGGATCTTTGGCGTGATAAATAACTCCAAGCATCAATACAATATCAAACTTACCATGAGTCTCTGGATTAAGTTCCTCAACAGAAGCAAACAGTTGTTCTACATTTGACTCAAGATGTTTGTGAGCAAACTTGAAACCTTTATCATTGTTCCACCAATGACCGCTAATCTCATTGTTTTCCCATACAAATCTGTCAGAGGCTACAACACGCTTTGCATTACGATTCTCACAGCCAAATGAATAATACCCATCCCATGCGCCAATATCCAAAACTGTCTTACCAGTTAAATCTTCAGGGATACCTAAATTATTAAATGTATCTTCTGTTTCGGTATTCATTCCGGGTGTTACAACATCACCAATAGGGATAGGGTGCCACCACTTAATTTCATTCATCTCTTCTTTAAAAGCCTGTATCATTTCATCTCCTTATTGTTGGGGGCATGCAGCCCTTTTCTTTCAATATAATCTCCAATAGAAATAATTGAAGTATCAGTAGCAAGTTTATACGAGTCAAGACGGGTGAGTGCTTCTTTTTCAACAATCTTAGACATTTTTACAGCAAACCAGCCATTATCTTTAATAACATGCTTGATCTTCCCATACACCATCGGGAAGATAACAATCTTAATAATTTTAAGACCATCCCAGGCGTAAAGATTAGCCATGTTCTTACCCTTAGCAGTCACAAAAGACCTACTGCTAAATACGTGAACAAGTGCCTTGTCTGTTTCTTCAGAGTCACAAATGCCTAATTCTTCCTGATACAGCCAGCTTAAGTCATGCTCAAGACCTTTATCCATCATACTAATTAACTCCATTATTTCAGAGTTATGGCACTCATAAGCATCACAGAACATATGAAGCGTTCTGTCCCCGATCAAGGCGTAAATCAACTGTCTGTTTGAGATCTCAGCGTTCCTGTCACAAAAGATCGTAGTTGAGCCAGATTGATCTTCTATTTCAACACGGAGGTATTGAGGGGTTTTCTTAGTAGAACGCACCACAGCCTTCACAATGGTCAAAGGAGAGTTAATCTCATGGAAGTCTGCCAAAGGCTTCACATACTTATCAATTTCATTCTCATCCTGATTAAGATTGATAGCAAAACCCAAAATAGGCAGATAATACTTCTCATTATCATAAGCCGAAGTATAGCCAAGGCTCCTATAAGCCCCTACCTTATCCAAACTATCCCGAAGTTTAGTATTAACACGCTTCTTACTACACTTGGCATTAAATTCCTCAATAGACGAAAAAGGTCTTAACTCAAGAATCTCAGTGATAGCACTACCACCACAACCACTCACATTACGAAGCCCAAAACGAATACCATCATCATCAATAGAAAACGACTCATTAGACAAATTCACATCAGGCGGATTAACCTTAACACCCATACGATTAGCCTCCATCAAATAAGCCGTAATTCTATCCTGAGCATCCTCATTATAAAGAAGCGACCAAATAAACTCAATCGGATAATGAACCTTCAACCACATCGTCTGATACGACAACATAGAATAAGCAACAGCATGAGACTTGTTAAACATATACAAAGATGCTAATTCAAACTCAGACCACATCTTCTCAGCAGCCTTAGGCGTAATGATAGCATTACTAATAAACTTATCACGATACTGATCAAAGTCAGCAGCATCACGTTTCTTACCAATGATCTTACGTAACTTGTCAGCCTCAGCCCAAGTAAACCCAGCAATACTCACAGCCATCTGCATCAATTGCTCCTGAAAAATAACCGTACCAAAAGTTTCCTTCAAGATACCCTCGACTGAAGGATGAGGATACACAGGCTTCTCCTTACCCTTCTTACAGTCAATATACTTCTGACCCTGAGACAACAAAGCGCCCGGTCTAACCAAAGCATTACTTACAGCAAGATCATTAAAATTAGAAATCCCCATACGCTCAATAAGATTCCTATAAGCCGAAGCATCAACTTGGAAGATCCCAACCGTATTAGCATCATCAAAATTCTTATAAACAAGATCATCATCCAAAGCCAAAGAAAGATCCGTAACATTAACACCATGCCTCTCCCTGACCTTAGCCAAACAATCCTTAATAACCGAAACCATCTTCAAACCCAAAATATCAACCTTGATCAAACCAACCGCCTCAGCATCCTCCATATCAAAAGCCGTAACAATAGAACGCTCATCATCACCACGATTCTTCCGACTCTCAACAGGACACACCTCATTCAGTGGCACAGACGACACCACCATACCAGCAGCATGCACACCAGAAGTACGAATCCGATTCTCCAACTTACGAGCAATAGGAATAATATCAGGATACTTAGAATCAAAAACACGACCCTTAGCCGAACCCTCCAACTCATCCAAAGTCTCAAAAAACGGCGTAATATTATTAATCTCCTCATACGGCACCTGATACACACGCGCAATATCCTTAATAACACTCTTAGCCTTAAACGTACCATAAATAGAAATCGCGGCAACATTATCCTTACCCCAACGATCCCTCAAATACTGCTTAACCTCATCACGACGCTTATCCTCAAAGTCCAAGTCAATATCAGGATAATCATTACGCTCAGGATTCAAAAAACGAGAAAACAACAAACCATACTTAATAGGATCAACCTTAGAAATATCCAACAAAAAGGCCAACAAACTACCACCAACACTACCACGACCAGGACCACGCCCAACATTATTATTATCAGCCCATTTAATCAAATCCCAAACCATCAAAAAATAGTCAGAAAAACCAAGCCGAGCAATAATCCCCAACTCCTCATCCAACCTAACCCCATACTCCTCAGACAACCCACGCCGACCAAGCTCAAACACAGCAATCTCACGCAAATACTCATCCGAATCCAAAGCCTTCAAATACTTAGGCAACAACTTCCGCTTAACAGCAATCTCCGCAGTGCATTTTTGTGCCACCTCCATCGTGTTCTCTAAGATATCTGTCCTATCCAAACCAACAGTACTAAACCACGATTGGATCTCTGAAGCAGAAGCAATATAAGGATTAATCTCATCAAAGCGCAAAAAGCGATCTGGATACATAGCATTGATTTTCTCAATAGTGCTACCCTCATGGCGACAGTTTTCTTTAGCCTTTCGCAAGTCACCAGCGTTCAACGAAGGGTACTGAGAGATCATCAGCAAAACTTCCTCGTCACCACGATCATGGACTGTCGGGAAATGGCAGTCAGCAGTCGCTACAGGCTTCTTATTGAAAGCACTAGCCAAATCCAAGATACCTTTATTAATCTTAGGTGGATTCCACGCCTGCACTTCATAATAGAAATCATCCCCAAAGATTTTAATAAACCGTTCCGACAGATATTCAGCGCGACTAGTATTGCCAGCATCAATTGCTTTAGCAATAGCCCCACCTAGACAACCAGACAAAGCAACAATGTCATCATCAACTAAATCACTTAATAGATCAAAGTCCACTCTAGGCTTGTAATAGAAGTTATTTGTCCAACCAATCTGACTAGCTTTAAATAACTTCTTTAACCCCTCATCATTCTTTGCTAAAAGAATAAGGTGGAATCTTTCATGACGACCATCACCATCGGAATTAACAGAGTCAACAAAGTAAGCTTCAACACCAAACAACGGTTTGACGTTAGTCTTTCTACAAGCATCTTGGAACTTTAAAACACCGCCCATAGTCCCATGATCAGTTATTGAAGCAGCATACTGACCATTGCTAGAAGCAATATTTGCAATGTCAGTTGGTGTAGACATTCCATCCAGCAAAGAATATTCTGAATGACAATGTAAGTGAACGAAATCAGTCACTACTATCCAATCTTCAATTCACTGAGTGAATTGATTGAGTTCAAACTCCCTATTAAGTAAGAATTATACCATGTCTTAAAAACATATGACGGTGCCGTTGTCATTGCCCGAACTTTATTTACTTCATATGGATTATCATCAACATACAAAGAAGGTCCAATTTTGTTAATAAAATTAAATTTATCGTACATATCACATACAATTACATCAGAGTACATGACACTCCACTTATCAAGCCAACCATGTATGGCATTAATAGAATTATCCGATCTTCTAGCCGTAATAAAAAAAATGTCATAGCCATTCATAAACCAATCATTTACACTATGCCATGATTCTTTAATAGGTAGCAGATCATACCAAAAAGCTTTATTATCAAATAAATGCTCTAAGTTTTTATCACCATGAGGAGTTAGCAAAGCTTTGGCTACTGACTTAGATGTAATTTTAATATCTTTATCCTCAGCATACTGAACAAGTTGTTTACTAATATCTGTCAGGACTCCATCCAGATCAAGGGCAATAACTTTATTGCTCATAAATCACCTTTTAAAACATAAACACCGATCTGCTGTCCACAATAAAACTTTATTACGTCAGGAAAAGATTTCATGACTTCATTGTGTGACCAAT